CTGCAACTAATGTTTCTTGGATTCTCCAATCCCACGCTTGTTTTGTACTTTGCATTTTTACCTCATAATAAAATTAATATAGACATAGTATCATATTAAATACTAATTGTCAACCACCATACTACCTTTTATTTTGCAACCCTTTCTAGGGCCTGCAAGTATTTTTCTAGTCAATGGTATCTCTTCGTACTCACCTATAAAATCGCCTGCAAAGATACCACTTTCTAAATAGTTATTCAACCACCTAATGTATCCTCGTGCATTTAGAGCTTTAACTCTTTCTTGATTCTTTATCTTAGTATCTACTCCGTGTCTTCTTGATGCCTTTTCAGAAGTTGATGCGATATCTTTTTGTGTCTTAATCCATTGTCTAACTTTTTTCATAGACATAAAACCATCATCTGGTATTGCAAGTACCTTTGGTGAGATGTTTTTATATTGTGGTGGATTTTCTTTTAGTCGTTTCTCTCTTGCAAGTGCAAGTCTTTTTATTGCAGCCTGTCGTTGTTCTTCAGACATTTTTCTTTTTGACATTTTACCTCTCAGTATAAATTATTATTGACTATAGTATAACACAGATTTGTGTTATGTCAAGACTGTGTTATTTTTTTAAGTCTTAGTTGATTATCTATCCATTGTTTTGCGATATAATTTTTTACTTTTTTAGTTGCAAGTTTTCTAATAGTTTTAAATACTCTGTTAAATACATTTTCTTTTGCATCGTTATTATCTACAACAATAAAATTTTTCATACCAAATAACCTTTGAAATTTACCTATGTTTGATTGTACATTGTTCCAATATGTTTTGACAATATCTAATGGTAGTTTTCTATCTCTTTGGTTATTTCTTTCTATTGCAGTGTTTAAAGATGTATTAACAAAAATCATATGTGTATCATATCCTAATTGTTGTAACAATCTTTGTTGTTTTTGTATTTTACCATACTCTGCACCAGTACCATCTATAATTAATCCTAATCTACCAGCGACAAAATTTCTTTGCATTTTTGCAGTAATTTCTTTTGCTCTTTTTCTTATTTTATCTCTCTCAAGTGTTTTTTCTGGACTCATATCTCTAAAATCCAAATCAAAGTCTGCATCTTTGAGTAATTTTTCAAATGCATCATCAGAGTTAACAATTTTCATACCGAGCCCACCAGTGGTCTTTCTTACTACAAAAGACTTACCACTACCAGGCCCGCCTGCAAGAAAAAATGCTTTGAATATGTTAGGGTCGTATACCCCTTCAATTAATTGCGAATAGTTTTTCATCTTTGGTCGCCGTCTGCGTTAAAATCTCTTTTGTTCTTTCTTGTTTTTGAAAATTATATTGTCTTACTTTACGAGAATTTTTATTACGCATTTTATTTTCCTTTATATTTATGTTTTCAATATACATCATACAAACCTTGTTTTTCCAGTGCCTTTAGGTGTCACTGGTAATCCGTTAGGATAACCTTGTCCCACACTGTCTTTTACTACTTCCATACCGATTCTATGTTTTGCATCACCAGCGAACGAAAAGAAATGTCTTAATTTTGTTATAAGATAATTACCAGATAATTTTTCATCACGAAACTCGCCTGAATTTTTTTGATTTTTAGGAAATGATAAAGTAACAATATCACCTACCTCTAGTGCAGTATTACCTACTATTTCTAAAAAATGTGCAAGTCCATTATTCAACATCGAAAATTTATGAAATCTATTTAATGTATTTTCTTCTGGATTTACTTTAGATATTGGTTTGTTGTAATTTGGATACACAGTATTAGGTGAGATAAAACTAGTTCTATCTGTTGACTGAACAGTCAGTAGTGCATCATTAAAATCTGATATTTTATTTTCGTCTTCGTTTAATATACTATCAAGTGGAAACAATGGGTGTCCTTTTCCTCCACTGAGATTTTCTACATCAACATTTTTATTAAACTCATTTTTGTATGAAAATGTTTTCACACTATATGATTTGTTATGTATATCATGAATTATTAATTTAGATGCATATAATCCAGTTTTTGTACTATTTAATATGTCATTATTACTTATCATTTTGTTTTCTTCAACCAAATTTAAATTTTGTTCTTGTGGATTAACATTTTTCTTTTGAAAATCTGCACCTTGACCAACATTCAGAGAAAAAACAGAACCAATAGAAAACAACTTTTCTAATGATAAAAATTTATATCCTCTAGTTGTTTCAAAAAACAAAAATGATGATGAATTTTTATCAGTTGCAGCTTTTTGTGAAATCATGTCGATTGCATCAAATGGGTGCATATTGGGTATTAACACTGCACCACCACCAGTATCCTCCTCAGTTATAAAATCTTTTTTAGAATCTAAATAATTTTTATCTCTAAATATTTTCTCTACTATTTCATGAAAATTACCCCTATAACTTTGAGAAACTCTTCTTCTTACATTATTAAATATTTCTTGAGTTGTTAATTTTAGTGAAATAAAACTACCTTGTTGTGCATCAACCTTTTGAGAAATTTTATAAACAACAAAAGTGTGTTTTGTAAAGTTTATTTGACCCTCACCAGTTTTATCTGGTGTTCCTATTTTTAATCTAACATATTCATTTCCAACTATTGGATAAAAAGAAACTGCATCTTTATCATCAAAAAATGTTATGTCAGCAGATAAACTATGAGATTGTAGTTCTTCGTATATATTAACTTCAGTAATAACTTGAGTTAAATCGACTTCTGGGCCTGTGTGAGTGATTAATTTACATTCAGATAATTTAAACGCACCAGCATATTGTAATCCATCTTGACCAATCATACTATATCAGTTCCTTGAGTAACTAAATCCTCAAACTCTCTTATGAATTGACTTAAAAATTCTGTCTTTAATAATCTTATTTGACTGTAGATTAATTGTTGTGCCTCTTCAAATTGTCTATTGGATATATTAGATGCAGTAGGGTGTCCAGTATTATCAGTACCTATATTAATAGTAGTCGTAGTGTCACCAGAAACTTGTGGTATTTCATAATGATGTAATGCATCTGGATTATCATATTTGTCTTTAACAAATTTTTCAAACTGTGGAACTGTCATAGGCCATTGATGAAATCTGTCTACAATATCATTCACTAATAGTATGACCCAATGTAAAGTCGCATCACCATAATATTTAAATGCAATATCCTCTGGTTTTTCACCTTGATTAACTTGATAGTAGTCAAAAAGTTGTGTGTTTGTTTTTGCAACAGAGTGTAGTTTTACTCTTTTTAAAATATGTGTAAATAATTTAAGATTATTGTCACCCTTTATATCATAATTAATTTTAGGAAATTTAGAAAAGTATGTCATTAGAATCCCTGACTTGCTCTAGTTTTAGTAATAAGTTCAAGTTCTTTGAATGAAAGTGATATTTCAGATTCAACTGGTGGTGTATTATTAGTTTCATCTGCAACATGAGCTGAGTATCTTCCACCACCATATTTAACATTAAAGTTTTGTAATACACAAGTTGATACTTTATTCAAATATGTATTGTGTTCACCAGCACCTACCCAATGATACTCTATATCAAATGTATCTGGTGTAACGAAATCTCTTGATGTGCCTGTATCACCAACTAGTTCTGGTAACATATGAAATTTAAAAGTGTTAATGATTTCTCTTATTGTTTTTGCTTCTTCTAAACTTTTTGGTAAAAATTTAAAATTATAATTAAACTCTCTTTTTGATACTCCACTAAAAATTAATTCCATTCTGTCCATAGTAACTTTACCAGCCCTTGCAAATTCAATCGCTTTCGTACCACCAGCAATCGCATCCATTGAAGTTCTTGCAGCCTCAGTTCCTGCCTCTGTTACACCTTCACCAATCGCTTTACCTTTTTGGTCTCGTGGTGCATCAATTACTTGTGTTACCGCTTTACCAACAACTGATATATCTTTGTCTTCGTATTGCGATGCATATGTAACCTCAACAGTTGAAGGCATATACAATGCGATTAATTGATTTGTTCTAGTTGTAGGTGCCCTTTGGAATGTGAATACTTCACCATCACTAGTTGCATTATTATTTAATTGACTAGACGATTGTTCTCCGTTTTCAGATGATGCAACTTTTCTACCACCTCTTTTTGCATCACCATTGTATTTTAATGTGCCTGCATCTTGTGTATTTACATAGAATAGTATGAAATGTCCTTGATTGGGTGAACCACCTATGTCAAGTGGGTATTGTAAAACTTGTTTATCTGCATTGTTTTGTGCGACACTACTTGGACTTTTGAATGGGTCTTTAAGAGAGTCTGTGGGTAAACCTTGTCTACCTCCTAATACTGAACCTAATTTATTCCTCAATCCTTCAGAAAAAAACTTCGCTGTAAATGCCATATAAATATCCTTATGAGTTATACTGGTCGTTATGTTCCCACAAATCCAAAAAAGTACAAGGGGAATCCTACTACTATTTATTATCGCAGTTTATGGGAACGAAAATTTATGGTATATTGTGATAAAAATCCTAGAATCCTAGAGTGGGGTTCAGAGGAGATTATCATACCTTATCTATTACCCACAGATGGTAAAGTACATAGATATTTTCCAGATTTCTATATCAAAGTCAAAAGAAGTGATAATAAGATTCGTAAGATGATTATTGAGGTCAAACCAGAAAAATACACCAAACCACCTAAAAAACCTAAGAAAGAAACCAAATCTTTTATCAAAGATGTGTATGAGTGGGGTAGAAATCAAGCAAAATGGAAACACGCAAGGGAATACTGTAAAGATAGAAATATGGACTTTCTTATTTTGACTGAAAAACACCTTATGCCTCAATATAAATAATATTGATGAGCATATTTGACGAAATAAGAAATCTTAAATCTACTGGAACAGAACCATTTCAGTGGTATCGTAATCGTATTCGTGAGTTAGGAACACCAACTCAGAGTGAACTTTTGCGTGATGGTAGACTAGCTGGTAGATTTCATGTAGGTCGTTTAAATATGTTCGTGTATGACCCTAAATATAAGAATAAACTACCATACTATGATGTTTTTCCTTTAGTATTACCCATTGAACGATATGATAATGGTTTTTTAGGTATCAACTTTCATTATCTACCATATGCTCTTCGTGCAAGATTATTAGATAGATTAGAAAGGTTTACTAGAGGTTCTAAAGATGATGCAAGAATACTTGCAAGTTATAGTGGATTAAAAAATGTTGGATTAGTAAAACCAACATTGAAAAGATATTTAAGTACAAAAGTTAGAAGTAGATTTAGAAGAATAGATAGTGAGGACTTTTTAACTGCGTTGATGTTACCAGTGCAAAGATTCAGAAAATCAAATGTTAATAAAGTCTGGTCAGATAGTAGGAAAATGATTTAATGGTGTTTTCAATAAACGAATTTAAAAGTGCATTATATGGACAAGAACAAGCGATGCAGAATCGTTTTGAAATGTTGATATTATGTCCTAAAGTATTTAATAATGAAAACGCAAGATATGTTTCTATGCGTTGTGACTCTTTTCAATTTCCAGGCAGAACAATATTATCATCACCAGATGAAAACATATATGGGCCTGCAAGAGAGATACCACAAAATTTAGTACAGTTTGAAACAGTTGCAGCAACATTTTATTGTAATGTCGATATGTCAGAAAAAATATTCTTTGAAGAATGGCAAAAAAAGATATATGAACCAGGCACTTACAATATGGAATACTATAATGATTTTGTTGGTGAAATTATAATCAAACAATTATCAAAAGGTAGAAGTGCATCTTTACCAGGCAATGTTGTTACATTTTCTGGTGCAAAAGAAAAAGAAGCGAGTTATGGTTGTAAATTATTTGAAGTATTTCCTAAAGCGATAGGCCCTCAAGACTTATCGTTAGGTAATGCAGAACTACAAAAAATCACAGTAACATTTGCATTTAGATACTGGGAAAGATTAGGTGCAGAACCATCTAATAATTTAGAAGATTATGTGAAACCTAGTTTATCTGGTAAATATAATATAGTCAGTCCAAAAGGTATTATAACTGATATTTTAGGAAAGGCTGGTGCGAAACCATCTGTTATTGCTGGAACAAGGGCAGTTACAGATTTCATAACAGGCGAATAGGAGTAAATTATGTCTTTACCAAAACTTAACACACCAACTTATGAATTGAAATTATCATCAATAGAAGAACCAGTAAAGTATAGACCCTTTCTGGTCAAAGAAGAAAAATTAATGATGATTGCATCAGAGACTGGTGATGAGAAAAATATCATCAATTCTGTTGTCGAAACAGTAGGTGCGTGTACTTTTAACAAATTAGATTTAGATAAAATACCAATGTACGATATAGAATTATTATTTCTTAATATCCGTGCAAAATCAGTCGGAGAAGTAATCAAAGTAAATGTGACTTGTCCAGATGATATGAAAACAACTGTCGAAAAAGAAATAAATATCAATGATGTCAAAGTCATAAGAAATGATAATCATAAAGATGTCGTGAAAATAAATGATACTGTAAAACTAGTTTTAAAACATCCAACATTGTCAATTACTAAATTAATTAAAAAAGGTGATGCAGAAGATGTATTTAAAATACTACCTAGTTGTATAAAAACAGTTTATGATGGTGAAAAAATGATTGAAGATTTTACACATCAAGAGGCTGAAGACTTTATTAATAATTTAAGTTCTGAACAATTTAAAAGTTTGCAAGAATTTTTTGAAACAATGCCTAAATTAAAACATGATGTTGAAGTAGAAAATCCAAATACTAAGGTAAAATCTACTGTATCGTTGGAGGGTATGCAAAGTTTTTTTTAGTTTCTCTTTCTCATAATAATTTAGAAAACTATTATAAAACTAATTTTGCGATGATGCAACACCACAAATATAGTTTGAATGATTTAGAAAATATGCTACCTT